ACAGGCCAGGATCTCAAGGATAAAACCATCTTGGTTTTACAAGAACAGGGATTTGGCGACATTATCATGATGAGTAGGTTTTTGCACGACCTGTATCTTAGAGGATGCAAAATAAAACTACAGGTGTTACCAGGACTGGTGAGGTTGTACAAACCCAGTTTTGTATTAGACACTGTGTCAGATAGCCTTGATGACATGGGAGACTATGATTATTGGACACCAATAATGAGTTTACCTGGTGTGCTTGGAGTAACTTTAGAAAACATGCGCCATGATCTACAGTATCTTGATCCAATGAAACCCGAGTTTGATCGTTGGTTAGACATACTTGGTCCAAAAAAACACATGCGTATTGGGCTTTGTTGGAGTGGTAGAAGAGACAGTTGGCTCAACAGATACAAATCCATGCCTGTGGAAACCATGCTGAATCTAGTGCGCCAAAATCCCAATCATGAATACTTTTGTTTACAACTTGACGCCAGCGACGATGAACTCAACTCTGTACGAAGTCAAGGTGTTAAGATTCCACACAATCATATTCAAGATTGGTTAAACACCGCAGGCTTAATGTGTCACTTGGATCTTGTGATCAGTGTTGACACTGCTGTTGCACACATGGCTGGTTCTCTAGGCAAACCACTTTGGGTGCCCTTGAACAAGTTTGCTCAAGATTGGAGATGGTTATTGCATCGCAACGACAGTCCTTGGTACCCCAGTGCTAGACTGTTCAGGCAACCAAGCCATGGAAATTGGCAAGAAGTAATTCAAGAAATGTCAAAATTCTTAACATATTTTAAAATTTGAGCAAATCATAGTTTGGTAAATATCTTCCCAAATACTTTTATAGGCACATGAACAGCAGATTTGATGAACTAGAAATCCTAATATCAAAGTTTACCAGGCAACTACCAGAAGACACAAAATACGCACACAGACTAGAAGAAGAACTTGAACTAATAGCTAAACTAAACTTTGCCAAGCACTTTTTACGTGTTAGAGAAATACTGGATCTAACAAGAGACATACCACACATCACACGTGGCTCAGCAGGGTCAAGCTTGATATGTTGGATGATGGGCATCAGTGATGTTGATCCCATTGTTGAAAACATACCGCTGAGCCGATTCATGAACCCCCGTCGGGATGATCTTCCTGACATTGATCTTGACTTTCCCCATTGGCAGCAACAAGAAGTAATGAACAGGATTTTTCGTAAATGGCCTGGACAAAGTGCAAGGGTCAGCAACTATGTTACCTATAAAGAAAAATCAGCTCGCAGAGAAGCAGCCAAGAGATTAGGAGCCAAAGGAAAGTTAAAACGTAACTTTGATTTTTCAGACGTCGTGCCTGACTATGTTGAAGATGCTGAAAGGTTAACCAACAAACTACTGGGCAAGAAACGTTGTATCAGCAAACACTGCGGTGGCATATTGATATTTGATCGTGCGGTGCCCAAAAGCTTGATCAATGGCGAAAATCAAATCTTGTTAGACAAGTACGAAATCGAAGACCTAGAACATTTCAAGATTGATGTTTTGGCCAATCGCGGATTGAGTCAACTATGGGAAATAGAACAACGAGATTTGCTTGATTATCCTGAACAAGACGAAGCAACTGCTGAGCTTTTACGTCAAGGCAATGTACTGGGCGTAACACAGGCAGAATCTCCTGCAATGCGTCGTTTGTTTAGAGCAATACAACCTCGTAGTCGTGCCGATTGTGTGTTGGCTACTGCACTGGTTAGGCCAGTGGCCACTCAAGGACGCAGACGTGCCAGTTTTTTTCAAGACTGGAGCAAAGATGGTTTTCAGGATACCATAGTGTTTGAAGATGACGCCATTGAACTGATTGGCGAGATACTAGGCTGCGACCAATACGAAGCTGACATGTGGCGTCGAGCTTTTGCTAAAAAGAACGAAGAAAAAATGTTTGAGTTCATGCAAAAGATAGGCACTCATCCTAGAAAGGATGATGTATTGTTGGCACTGCGAGAACTCAGTCATTTTGGTTTGTGTAGAGCTCATGCAATTAACCTAGGTAGACTGATCTGGGCATTGGCATATCAAAAGGCACACAATCCTGTAAACTTTTGGAAGGCTGCGCTAAAACACTGCCAAGGCAGTTATGCTCGTTGGGTATATTGGCAGGAAGCCAAATTAGCAGGTGCTGTGCCTGCATTGATTGAAGGCAACGAAGTTGAGGACCTGGCTGTCAATGGCAAATGGCACTCTCCAAAGTTTATACCAGTTTGTCAAGAAATAAGACATCCTGGCGAAATAGAATTCTGTGGTCTAGTAGCCAATTATCGTGTGTTTAAATCAAAACCCAAAGAGTACATAACCTTTGTTACCTTGGGCACTGGCAATGGACGCTACCTTGATGTGGTTGTTCCTCATGCATTGAGTTTACACGAACATCCAATTCTCTGGGGAAAAGGCAAACTTGGTTACAAAAACAACACAGAATATGTTACAGTAAACAAAGTTCGTAAATTAAAACTCAGTGAGATTGCTGCTGTAAAATGAAAGTATATTCAAGACTACACTTATACCCGCACAACAAACCAAATGGTCACGCCTATATAGTAGGTGATCCACTTGCGTTACGACGACTAGGTGATCTACTGAAAACAGCATCCACTAGCATGGTAGGGATTGAGATCGCTGGTTTTTTTGGCAGCGACGGTCATGAATACGAACTAAGAATTGTTTCTCAAGTTGATGACATTGAGTGGCAACAACTACAGTTACCTGGTGTTGATCTGTGTGGTACCGGCAATCTAAACACTGTGAAAACTTTTAATGAACTGCTAGACAAAAACAAAAGGGCCGCTTAGGCCCTTTTGCGTCTTCCCATCCCGAGGAATGATTAGCTGAAGCTAAGGTTCGAAACAGCGATCTCACCCAGATAGTCAGCTGCGTTACCAAAGCTGCTGGCTGTGTTAGTAAGTTCGATGTAGCCGTAACGTGTCATGAACGATACGACTGGTTCGAATGTGCTTGGATCCAGAACAACACCAGAACTCATTAATGGGATATATGGGCAGTAGAACGCGGCTGCATCAGCCTCGCTTGAACCCTTATAACCAACTAGAACTGGAGTGCTGTCGCTAGCATAGCTATCAACAAACACACGCATTGAACCGTTTAGAGTACCAACAAACTTGGTGTTTGTAGGTGCTTCAAAGGTACCTTCAGTTGTACGTGCAAATGCTGAAGTTGTTGCTGATTGCAGAACAGTCAATGATGCTGAACTTACAACTGCCCAGTTACCAGCGCCACGACGTGTACGCTGAGCGATCAGGTTAGCAACACGGTTGATCAGAACAGCTAAAGCAGCGTGTTCGTCACCAACGAATGTAGCAGTACCAGATACAGTAGCTTGGTTGTATGTAAACTCAGTTGCTGCAAGAGTACGCAGGCTCAGCAGGATCTCTTGATCAATTTCAGCAGTGATTTCTTGAGCCAGTGCGGCCATGATTTCTGCTTCAACGTCAATACCGTGCATTGCTTGTGCATCTTGTGCAGCTTCAAATGTCCAACGAGCTTGTAACTTACGTGTCTTGGCTTCAACAGCTTGCTTCAAGATCTGTACGGAAATATTCTTACCGCCGTTGCCTTCAAGAGTTGCTGTAGGAGCACCAGTATAGTTACTAGCTGTTGCTGCATTTGATGCAACTGTTGAGTAAGCAGTAGCAATTTTGAATGGGCTAAGTGCTTCTTCGCCAGCTACAACAGAAGTTGCTGCTGCGCTGTTGTCAGTTAGGTTACTTGCGTAACGAACACGCAGAGTATGAATCTGACCAACTGGACCAGTCATAGGCTGAACACCTACGAGCTCGTTAGCGATAACTGTTGGCATCACACGACGAATAACTGGTAGAATCACACGGTTTAATGTAGCGATGTTACCAGCTGCTGTGGAACCAGCTGTTGCATTTTCTTTCAAATACTTTCGAGTGTTTTCTAAAATAACACCCATAGTGTTGCGACGATTACCTTTAAGGCCTTCCATTAAAGCGTCTTTGGTTTCGCCCCAACGACTTTCAAGTAGTTCTTGTGACATTTAAGTCTCCTTCTTGTTTATAGTTTATAGCCCGGCCAGTCGCTTGAGGTCGATCACGTTACTGCGATCTGGCTCCTGAGTCGAGGCAACTTTATCTCCAGTTACTTCTACCACGCTTTCTGTAATCACTGGTTTGGCTTTTACAGAGCGATCTTCAAGTACGGCTGGAAGATACTTTTCAAAAGCATTCTTTAACCTGTTGGTTTGAACACTTTCAAGTAGATTTTGCATTACTTCGCGTTTTTCTGCGTTTAGTGGACGCAGTAAGTCAGACATGATATCATTTCTTTCATTTGACTCGCGAATCATGCGTATCTCTTGTTCTTTGCTTTCTGCTAAAACTCTTGCGTTTTTCGCAGTATTGATGGATTCAGCAAGCTTCCTGTCCTTATCTGCAATCACAGCATGAAGTTGTTTGACTTCTGCTTTTTCATTCAGATACGAACTACCAAATTCCGCAGCATAAGCTTCGAAAATACGGCGACCAAAATTGTTCTCGCGAGCAACTTTGATGTCTTCGTGAAGTTGGCTGATTTCAGCTTTTAGATGATTTGTAACAGCTAGAGTCATCTTGGCAGCACTTTCTTTTACAAAGCGTGACTTGAGTTCTTCTAGTTTGCGACGGGCTTCACTTACCAAGCGTACTTGTGTTTCCACAACTTTTTGCTTGTCTTGTGCAAACTCTGCAATTTCTTCTGCAAGGGCACGAACAATGAATTTTTCTAGTTTTTCAAGTCCTTCATTGTGCACCTTGCGATCTTTACGCAGTTCGCTGATCTCTTCAGCAAGTTTAGCTACCATAAAGTTGTTGAACTTAGTGGCATTCTCTTTTAACTTGTGTTGAGCAGCAACACGATCTTCTGCCAATTGACGCTTTTCAGCGTTCAAGGCTTCGAGTTCTGCGGTTAGACCTTCTGTTACCATTTTATCTAGGGCTTCAACCATCGTATTTTTATCATGCTCGTAGCGTTGTGCAAATTCCTCGCGGAGTGTTGCACTGATTTGATCACGTGCTTCGTTAAGTTTTGATTCCCAAACAATATTGAGTTCGCGACTTACGTCTTCGTTGATCAATCCGCTGTCAAGCAAAGGTTTGATGGCATCTAACATTAGTAGATTCTCCTTAGATCTTTAGATCCTTGATAAGGCGTACTACTTCCTCTTTCAAGTATCTTTGCACTTTGTTGTCCTGCCCAACTTCTCTTGCTATCTCAATGGCCTTATGTCCATATTTCATGTTCATAAGTCCTTCATAAATTGCCATTGGATAAGCGTTTGGTGCGCTGGGCTGAGCAACCACATCAACAGTGACTATTTCAAAATCACTGACATGTCCATTGTGATCGTTAACATTACCGCTTCCGCGGCTGCTAACGCCTAACTTCACACCGCTGTCCAACATGGTTTTCACCAGGTTGCCCATTGGCGTGGGTAAAATTCTTAATTTGCCGTAACCATCTGAACCGTCCATCCACATACCGTCAATCATGTGGCTTACACGGTCCAGATTGATTTTCAAATCATCAGGGTGATCAACTTCTCCAAGCACACTTTGGCCTCCGCGTATTTGTTCGTTGACAGTATCAACCGCTTTGGCAATTTCACGAGTAGGATAAATCCTATCGTTGGCGTTGCGCTGGTCTCCCTGAATGCAAATACCCTTCATGTACAATTTTTTACCAGTACCGTCATTGGAATCCTCGGTTATGAGTTCTACTCTGGCCTGATTGTAAGTGAGTGTTTCTTTTAGGTATTTGCTCATGATTTAATTAGGCCTTTGCCAGCGGGCTCTTGGTGTTAACTCCAGTTGCTTGTGCTAGATGAGGCTTTGGAGCGGCTTTTTGATCTTTCATGCTGCTACCAGCTTTGTTCTGGAAGTCGCTGATTAGATCTTTGCTTTTGTTGCTATAGGCCGGAGTATCATGCTTGCCTCCTGTGCTGTCACCGCCGGTGATGTGTACTGGCTTGGACGCCATGCCTGCTGCACCACTGTTGGCTGCATATACTGCCTTTTTGTTAATTCCGCCTTCTTCAGAAGTAACTGGCTTTGGAGCAGCTTTTAAACTAACAGCTTCCATAAACTCTTCTTCATCGTCGCCCATGTCACCGCCCATGTCGTCCATGCCGTCGTCCATGCCGTCGTCCATGCCGTCGTCCATGCCATCCATTTCGTCTTGATTCATGAGTTCTTCAAATTCAGCCATGAGTTCGTCGAGCTTGTCTTCAAGATCAACCACACGATCTTCTAGATCACCTGGGGCATCTTCGCTGCCTTCGGCATCGTCAAATCCAGTTTCATCGGCGAAGTCATTCATTTCTTCGTCATCTTCGCTCATGCCCATTTCTTCGCTTTCAACGTCGCTCATGAGCTGGTCGCTGGCATCACCTTCATAGGTGCCCATTTCGTCCATCATGCCTTCGTTCATTTCGTCATCGTGCATTGCTTCGTTGACTTCTTCGTCGTCATCTTCTGCCGCTTCGTTGACTTCTTCGTCATCATCTTCTGCTGCTTCATATACATCTTCTTCGTCCATCATTTCTTCATAGATGGCGCGACTTTTTTCTACGACAATATCATGAAACAGCTCACGAGCTTTTTCAGTTTCGTCGTTAATCACATACTCAATTAGTTGCTCAAAACGAGTTGACATTTTAATCTTTCTCCTTAGTTTGGGGTAAATTTCATTTACCCCAAGGGTAAATGTTATAATTTATTTACAGATAATGAAAAAAAACCACCGTTTAACGGTGGTTTTTTACTAAAAAATTACAAAAATCATGCCATAGGTGCTGCTGGCGGTGGTGCATACATTTCTTTTACTTTTTTCATTTTTTCTGCAAATTCATATGTTCTAAG